CGTCAGTATCCAAGAAGATGAAATCAACATAGATAGAGGCGGCAACAAGGGACTGCTGGTAGGCAGTGATACTGGACTGGGGTCCAGTAGTGGCAGTGAGAGACTTAACAGCCCACAAGCACTCACCAATAGGTCTGAAGTCAATGTTGATCTTGACCTCGTGGTACTGGAGAGCAACGAGGGGAAGAGCAAGACCAGGGTTTCTGCAGAACCAGAAGAGGAGGGGAATGTAAAGAGTGGTCTCAGGCAGGGCATTGCGGGGAGCGCAAACCTGGCCAATGCCGCCGGTAGCAGCGCAAGGGCTATTGATGTCAGCAAAGCCGGGATCAGTGATGTAAGTCAACTGAGTGGTGTGACCAATCATCTTGTAATATCCTCGCTGTTGCTCGGACGACAAGGTGAGCTGATTCCAGATGTGCATCCAGTCACCATATTGGCGGTCAATTCTCTGGCCACCGATCTCAACCTCAACCTGAGAGATGAGCTGCTCACCGGGGAAATCCAACCAACGGGCATAGACACCGGCATCGGTAGCGGCCTTAAGTTGCTGGTTAATCTCAGGGAGAGTCACCTGGACATAGGTGCGGTAAGCAAGATCTCCGTTTCTGGAGATGGTGCAACTGACACGGCGACCGAAGTCAGCCTGGCCGTTGAAAGTCTGCTCAATAGACTCCATGGCGAAGTTGGTATGGCGTCTGTAAGACACCTTCCAGTAAGTGATTTCAGGACTTCCGGTAAGGAATACGTCCTGGGCTCCGTAGGCTACTAATTGCATTAAGGCTCCTCCCATTTCTGTTTTTATATATTCCTAAAACATATTTTTTTTCAGGAAAATGCTAAATGTGGCGGGAAATGCGCTGTTTGTCTACATTGAAGCAAACTTAATTAAAGACAAACTAAAATTTCATCATAAATTGTGATAAAAATGGGGGGGCAAAAAAGCCCTCTATGTAGATCCGCCCATTGTCCCTGCAATGAAAAGAAGGGACACCCAAATTTAAATATTTTCCAGATGTATGTGAAAATGCCAAAACTTTGCCAACATGAGAATTGTAGGAATCGCGCAAAAACGGATTTTTGCACAAAACACAAAATGAAAAGTCAAAATAAAAGTCAAGAAAAAAACATTCCGATAGAGATTTCAGAAAATTCAAAAAAATGTATAATAAAAACATGTCATCGGAATTCAATCCGACTTTGTAAGAATTATTGCGCCAATTGTTATTTTAGGGAATTTCCAAATGATCCTTTAACTTTTCAAATGTTGTACAAAACAAAAGAACAAGCTGTCAAAGAATTCATAAATAGCCGATTTGACGGATTCAATAGAGACTGCATCATGAAAATTGGTGATGTCACACTTTTTGTTAATTATCACAAAAATATTGTTGCTAATAAAATGGAGGGGAAATACATATCAATAAAATTCAATGTTGATAAATATGTGGATGAAAAGACAAAACGGACGACAAATCCGATGTTGTATACCAGATTGCCTGTGTTGGAAAGAGAAATTAATAAGCAGATAGAGAGGATATTGAGTTCCCAAATAGAAAAATCAGAAACGGTGGAGCTGTTCTTTAATTAAAGTCTTCGGCATGTATTGCTTCGCAATTAAGTCTTCAACATGTATTGCTTCGCAATTAAGTCTTCAACATGTATTGCTTCGCAATTAAGTCTTCAACATGTATTGCTTCGCAATTTAAGCCAAAGCATGTATTGCTTCGCAATTTAAGCCAAAGCATGTATTGCTTCGCAATTAAGTCTTCAACATGTATTGCTTTGCAATTAAGCCAAAGCATGTATTGCTTCACAATTAAAGACTCATATTTTCCTTTATGAATTTTTCTAAATAGTCATCCATGAAAACTTCTTTTTTGCCTCCATGGTTTTTCTGAAAAATATACTTGTCATCGCGTTTTTTGACTTTCCAGCCATTCTCTATGCTCTTATAGATAAACATCATTTTTTGAAATGTCTTCATGTCTAAATCTATTTTGCTTAAATCCACTGACATGGCGCATGAATTCATTTACAATATGGTGTGCATATTTTTAAGATGTTTTTCCGCCAATCGGTGCGTTTGAATTTCTCCAAGGAGGACATATTAGATTTCTCCAATCCATATAAAAATCTACGATTTATATTATTTAGGAATGGCAACTGAACTTTTAACAGAACCTCTTTTATCCGAAGACACATCGCGTTACGTCATGTTTCCAGTGCAGAACCAAGACATTTGGAAAATGTACAAGAAACAGGTAGATAGTTTTTGGCGCGCGGAAGAAGTGGATCTATCAAAAGACCTCAGTGACTGGAATAAGCTAACAGAAGACGAGCAGTATTTCATCTCTATGGTCTTGGCGTTTTTCGCGGCAAGTGACGGAATTGTTATGGAGAATTTGGCAATTCGGTTTATGGGTGACGTCCAACTATCGGAGGCGCGGGCCTTCTATGGATTCCAGATTGCCATGGAGAATATTCATTCTGAAATGTACAGTTTGCTGATAGAAACTTATATCAAGGATAAAGCGCAGAAACAGCGTCTATTTACCGCGATAGAGACATTCCCTTGCATTAAGAAAAAGGCCGATTGGGCGCGCAAATGGATTAATGATTCGGACAACAATTCATTTGCCATTCGTTTAGTTGCCTTCGCATGTGTAGAGGGCATATTTTTCAGCAGCAGTTTTGCCGCTATTTACTGGATCAAGAAACGCGGATTAATGCCGGGGCTCACTTTGTCCAATGAATTCATTAGTCGCGACGAAGCGCTCCACACGGAATTTGCGATCCTCCTGTACTCAACTTTGAATAACAAACTGACGAAAGATCAAGTGGCAACGATCATTAGAGACGCGGTTGAAATAGAGAAGGAATTCATATTGGAATCGCTGCCGTGCCGACTGATAGGAATGAACTCTGCCATGATGTCGCAATACATAGAATTTGTGGGCGACCGATTGTGTCTGCAATTGGGCATAGACAAGCTTTATGGAAGCTTAAATCCGTTTGATTTCATGGAACTAATTAGCATAGAAAGCAAATCCAATTTCTTTGAACGCACCGTGAGTGAATATGCTTTAGCTAACAAAGAGATGTCTATGGACGTGTTTTCAATGATGTGCGAATTTTAAACTGATGATATTGTATAATGAATACACCATCACCATCACCAAAAACTAGAAGAAAGACTCCCTCCTTCGGAAAGCGTCCCAGAAAGACACAATCAAGAAGGCAATCTATTTACCCCAATAGATCTCCCGTTGAAACGGTTAGAGCAAAAGAGCCAAAAAGACCAATCAAATCCAAAAGACCAATTAAGCCAAAAATAGTAATGGAAATTGTGGAACAAGAAATGGAACCCGAAATGGAAGATCCTGACCGTCAAGTAAGAGAATTTGTGGCGGAAATGATGGCGCAAAATCAGGCACGGGCCGACGCATTTGTGCCGCCGGTGTATGATCCTAATGGCCGCACAGTTTTATCTATAAGACCAATGCCGCGACCCAATATATCACCTGAATTGCCAGAACCCCCTAGACAAATAATTCCTCCCAAAACAAAACAGCAACGTTTAGCAATCAAAAAGGCAAATGAAGAATATGGCGAATTTGTAAAATTATTTTCAGAGGTTTTTAAACAAATGCGCGAATTTGACGTTTTATATAATGATAATCAATTGGTGATTTCAGAAATGACACCCCATGATATGTTTTCGGAAACAGATCCATGGAAACACAAAATAAGTAAAAATATGTTTAGACAAATTTTGGAAGATATGAAATATGTGGCCGAATTAAATGCTTATGTTGGAAACATAGAAAATAATATGGCTACCAATCCCGATGGTTTTGTTGAAAGCAATTTCAAACAAGTCATAAAAGAATTGCATAAAATCCATGATCGCATGAAAAGCATATTAGTTAAATCACACAGACCCATCAGGGCATAATTAACCAATTATTTTGGGAATAATGGGACCTTTATGTTCGCCCGATAAATCACTATAATCACCTTTTTGAAAACCCAAATAGTGATTAAACATATACCAATTGCCGATTTCCATCATGCGGCACCAAAGCTGGTCATTCTGATATATCCAATGCATATTTGTCTGATACAAATTTTCTAAATTGTCCTCAAATAGTCTGGCCAAAGGAATCATGACGTCTTTGTGAATTAAATACGCGGCGGCATTGCTTGAATATGTGATTTGCGAAAATATAGAATTGGTATGTTCCACATTTGCCAATTTTGCCAAATGTGTTGTTAGCAAAATGGCGTCCCAATTATCATTTTTTTTATGATCCAAGAAAAAAGAAATATCCAAATGAATTTTAGAAATATCCTCAATGAACTGAAAATCATCTTCTATGATGAGGGCATAGGGTCGCGCTTGCGCCAGATTCTCATTTTCTCTATCGTGACAATGTTTTTCGGCAATTCTTAAAGCGGCGGCGTGACTGGACATACAACCGGAATTGGGACAGCCCTTGTAGCTAGTTGCGTAAACACGAGTAATTTGGTCATTGGTAAACCCAACGCGAGCTAATTCTTTTAACAATGCCTCCCTTCGGTCGGCACGGTGTTCCATATTAATATAATAAACTTGTAAAGAGTCCATTATCTATGAAAAAAACAAAACATTGTCTCTATATTATTAATTAATTAAAGTTTATATAAAATCATAATT